TCATCCCGGCATCAATGACTTCGCGTCTTGAAGCAATAGATTTGTTAATGTCAGCAGCAAAGCCGCGAACGCCAGCACCACCAATGGCAGATGAATCAAGCATTTCCCTGCGCCATCCCAAAGCGTAGAATGCAGATGACTCAACCAGCTTTGTGAAGTTCAGCCACTGGTCGCTTGGTCGGTTGCTCTGGTGTGCCTTCAAGCTGCCACCGTTCTTGATGTATCGGATCAACCCCGAATCCATCAACTGCGTCTGCAACCTGCCATCACTGCCCGGCTGTGGGTTGACAATGGAATTGCCCATGTCTGCGCGCCCGGTTTCGTTTGATTCCACCAAGGTCAAAGCACTGTTGACCTTCTCGGCAATCTTTTCTGCGTCCCGCGTTTCGGCTAAATCATACCAATCAAGAATTGCTGCTGCAACTGTTGGCTGCCCACGGCTTTGGCTGAACCATTCCAAGTCTGCAACGTGAATCATGCTGTTTGCATTTACATCACGATGCCCTTCTTTTGATGATTCGTCTTGAACCCTGTATGCAATCGGCTGCATGTATTCGTCAACGATAACGCCAGCGAAAATGCGCAAGCCTTTGTATCGACCAGATGTGACTGTGTGCGCTCCATTCAATCCAAAAGAACCGACCCTGTGCGCTTCCAAGTATTGCAATTTTGGAAAGCCTGTTTCAGCGTTTTCCGTCAATACAATGAAATAATCACCATCAACATCAATGGTCTTTGAGCCAAGCCATGCAGACTTGCGGAAAGAAAAAGCAGTGCCGCGAGTATCAAGCAATCGGTCAATTTTCTTGAAGTCTTCTTCAACTGCCAAAGCAAATTTGGCATCTGCGCTGTATGACTGCAACCGCCATGCGTTGCCGTAAACGTAATTTGCTTTCTGCTTTACTGCGCCAGATACAGTTGAAAAGGATTGGTAAATGTATCGGCTGTCACCAAGCAGCATTTTCTGGCGGTTTTCCTGCATCAGTTCTGCAATATCACGCGCCAGCTTGCCACGTCCAAACCTGCGCTGGTCATCTGCGCCGCCGGGATAAAATTCGTTTGTGCCGCCTCTGCCCCAAAATGAAGTCACCCCGGAAGCGATTTTTTTAATTCTTGGCAGTAGTTTGATTGGTTTAATCGCCATTAGTATCTTCCTCCGGATTGGTCAGCAAAGCGCGCCTTGCTAACATTAGTGACTTGGTTGCCTGCATCAATTACGTAGTTGCCCATCTCTGTGTCGGTCATTTGACCGCCATCAGCACCACCAGTTGTTGCAATGCGATAGAGCAACCTCAGTTGCTCAATAAAATCAGATGCAGACCATCCTGCTGGAAGTTCATATTGGAACTGCTTGCCAGCAACGTTTGCAGACACAATTCGTGCGCCGCCTCTTGATTGAGTATCAAACTCACCAAGTGCCAGTGTCTCGATTATTGACAATGCGGTTGCTGCGTCTTTCGACGATTTAATCCATATAACAAACAGAAGGCTTCTCATGTGCCTTTGTTATGATAAGAAAAAGCCAAATTGTCAACGCAGCGAATTTGGCACAAAAAAGCCTCCCGATTTCTCGAAAGGCTTTTAACGTTTTGCGATGCTCCCCAGCATCGCTTAACTACTGATTAAATTAATATCCCATGCAGAGTTCGTGTTCTGGGATGAGATTAAACGCGCAACGCTCCTCGAACTGCTTAAGGCTCATCACTGATAACACTACTCCAAAGTCGGAAACTTCGCGTGTGTATTTATCCAAATAATCAAACTCGAAAGATTTAACATAATCGCGAGCTTTTGTGATCGCATTTTTAGCGGAAGAATAAGCGTGAACTGTTGTCCATCCGTCATCGCCGTTAATCATTGTTACGTATTTGATATCTGCTTTTTTCATGTTTTTTGGGTTATTATTGTTATTAATTTTTCCTGCGAAACAAAATCATCATGGAACGAAAAAGCCATGTCAATACATTATTCATCATCAACTGCAATATTCTCAGTGCCAAGTGATTTGCACATTGCAGCGCAAACAACCTGCATGGCTTCACAGTCAAAAAAGTGGTCATTGTGTTTGTCCCGATTTATCCAATCGTAATACACAGAGCCATCTGGCTTGGTCTTGGCAATCTTTGCCCATGCATTGATTTGGCGTTCATACATTGCCCCGGCATCATCTGCATACGTCCAGATTGGTTTGCCTCTGTGATCATTCAGCGACCGCATCAAACTCAACCTGTTCTTGGCTGATTGCTTGGAAAAGAAGAATTGCCCAACTCTTGCGCCTCTGCTGATTGCTGTGCCGTCATAAGCATCAACGGGTTTCAAGTCTGAGTAAATGCGCCGAAAGCCATCTTGGTTCAGATAATCTTTTGCACCATCACCGCGAAACACCATCCAATTGTTTTCAAGTGCAATGCGCTGCACTTGGTTGGTGTTGTAATTGCCATCCAGAAACACCCGGCAAGCACCGCCAGAACCAAGTGCATGTTGTGGGATTTTCCAGTGGTCGCATGCTTCCCGGATTTCAGCAGTTGTGACAACTTTGCGGCAATCAATCAATCTTGTGCGCAATGTCCCATCAACAATTGCCCATGATCGTATTACATAATAATAATGATCTTTCTGAACGTCCACTGTGCAAAAGACAAATTGACCAGCAGCATTCCAAGCTTCTTTCAATTCATATCCACCAGTTGCGGTTTGTTGAATGTCGCTTGCCACATAATCTTCTTCAGCCCATGACTCTGCCAAGCGTTTGCGCACAAAGTTTTCCAGTGAATCAAGCACCCCACGTTCCCGGTCAATCTGCGCCAGCTTGAATTGCTCCACAAGGCTTGCCCAAGAAACATGCGCCATTGCGTTGTAAGTAAAAAAGTCAAATGCGTCATCACCATCTGGATTTAAAGCAACGTATTGACCAGATTGATTTCTGGTCTTCTGCATTGCTGGTGATGCGTCCAGCTTGCCGCCACAAAGCTGGCATTCATAATAAACAGATGCTGCAAGCTTGGTGAAGTCAATGCGCCCTTCTGCATTCATGTAATCTTCTTTTGCTGCCCATCGCATGCCGCCAACTGGTATTTCATCACCAGAAGCAGGTTGCCGCCAAATGTATGGAATCAACTCACCGCAACAATCACAAGCAATGTGCCATGTCTTCTGCTTTGACCGGATCCACATATCATCAATTTCACTGCCTTTGGTTTGCCCGGAAGTTGGCAGAAACATTTGAGAAGACCAAGTAAAGCTGCTCATGCGGTCTTTGATCTGGTCAAGCCAGTTGTGACCATATGCCCAAGACTCATCTGCACTGATGCGCTCCAAGGTCTTTGAGTTTCGCGCAGCCAGAACGTTGGCAGACAACAAGCGAATTGCGCCAAAGTTGGTTGATGTGTAAAACTTTGTGCGCCTGTATGGTTGATCTGGTATTAAATTCAGCACCGCATCAGTTGAATCAATCAATGGTGTGAATTTGTCATCTGAAAATTCTTTCAGTGCTGCCTCGGTCAAGTCATACATTGCCGCCCGTCCCGGCTCAACCTGCAAGCAATACAAATGCCACATCTGCGCCAACAAGGTTTTGATGTGCTGCACTGAACCAATCAACCCCACTGTTTTGCCCCGGCTGTCTGCCAGTGCCTGCAATGGCTCAACCAGCAATGGATGAAACTCTGGCTTGAAGCTGCCATAATCCAAACTGATGTGACGTTTTGACCATTTGATTGGATCAACCTTTTTGTATTTACTCAGCAGCAACATCAACGCCCTCCAAATAGTTTTCACCCTCTGATTGAACACAAGCAATGACCCATTTGGGCAGCTTCACTTGGCTTTCTGATTTGGCAACTGCCTTGAAACCTTCAAAGATGCGACCGCCCAAAATGGCTGGTGCAAGCATTTCATAAAGCTTTGCTGGTGATGACTCGGCTGCCAGAACTTCAGCAATCTCTTTGACCTGCGCCCTTACACACGCATTGCCTGCATAAATGATCGCTGTCAAAATGCGCTCAACTTCTTCTCTTGGCATCATTTCGCCTTTATCAATGCCCAGCTTCTTGATGTGTGCCTCTGATTCTCTGATGCACTTTTCTGTCTTCAGCAGCAAATCGTTCCAGTGCTTCACCTCATCGGCTAAGTCTGCCTTGGCTGCCACGTTCAATTGGTCAACGTAGTAATCCCGGAAGTCTTCCAAGGTCTTGCGGTCGGCTTCTTCGGCTGGTGCTGCCTTTTGTATTACATCAGTTGATGACTTGCGCTCAATTCGCTGGATGCTGTCTTTCAATTTCTTTGGCATTCTCTGCCGATTGATTCGCAGCCACTTGCACAACGCTTGATGATCAGCAAGTGGCGCACCTTGTTGCTTCCATCTGCTCACCATTAATTGGCTTACATTGAAAATGTCTGCAATTTTTTGCTGTGTCATCCTAGTCTTTGATTTTTGGTTTTTGATTCGCGTTCAAAAAAAGCCTTAGTCAAATTACCCATGTAATCCGCTTTTTTAAAAGATTCCTTACCACGGGGCATGCAGAAACGCCCTGTGCTGCCCTCTGGCAGCCTCTGCATGATGTGTGTGACGCTGTGCATCAGATTGATACTGTCTGCCCACGTTTAGCCATCTGGATTGCCTGCAATGCATCCAGACCACTGCGCAGCACTTCAGACTTTGACTGTCCTGTTGCATCTGCCAAGCCTTGCAGTTGATCAATGTATGGCATTGGCATGCGAAACGAAACCATCTTGCTGGTTTTCTTTGTTTTGCTTTGGTCTTTCATTGTATTCTGTTCCATGTGGTTGGTTGTATGTGATGCCGGGTTGCCGTCAATACTTATGTAAAGACCACTGTGAAGCCATTGCCTCCATTGGTTGGCAGCACATTGTAATCAACCCACTCAATGGCTTCTTCACCTTCCATGCCTTGCAGCATAAAAGCTGCAACCATCTTGTTGTAATCATAAACAAGCCATCCATTGTAATCTGTTCCAATGATTGCTTCATCAATGCCATCAAATCTGATTGCCTCTGAATTTGCTTCTTCAATGTATTGTTTAATTTTTGTATTCATTTTGAGTTGTTTGACTGTTGTTTGACTACTGTTTAGTTGTATTGACCTGCTCTATCACTGGTTGATCACTCACCCTATAGGGAATTGATTAATATGATCAAGCAGGCTTGGTGTGGGTCATAAATGCCCCCCACACGCCTTTTAAGTGCCGTTTTGTTGTGGTGTGTGATGTTAATGTGCAACAGCAAACACCGCTTGTTTACTGGCTTTAAAGCCTGCTGTATCATATTGTTGCTGATGTGACATATTGTAATATGACTGACCAGTGATTTGCTAATAATCCGCCCCAATCTCGCATGACTCACCACAACCGCTTCCTGTGTCCAAATCAACGTCATAACTTTGCATATTGAACCCAAGATCAAGTTGTTTTGAATCAGAATATGGTTCAAAATTCATGCTTTTTGCCATCTCTAAAATGTCAATTGATGATGCATGTCCCCGGAAAAATACGCGCTTTTGGTCTTCATTTCCATCAGATTGATTGGTGTAAGCATACGTTGCTTCCATTCTTTTGGGAAAATCAAAAATTGATGGATCATCTTTTGCCAAGGTCAAAAGCTTTCTCTTAGACTTCTTCCAGCACCAGACACAATTGCCGTAATGCTCACCCTTTAATTCTAAATCAAAGCCCCAAGATGCACATTCACGCTTCACATCTTCTTTTGTCCATCCAGCATCAACCAATGGATACATTAGAAACTGTTCAATTCTCTTGGGGCTGACTCGATCAATTTCATCTGATCTGATGCCAATGGCTGTCCAATAATCGCCACGACTCCATCCCTTGTGATCTCTTAAATACGAATATAACACTTCAACCTTTAACCTTGAATTGCATTGCGGCATTGCTTGATTTGGAATGCCATATTTTTGAATCATTGCTTCAAATGGCTCTCCATACCTTGATGCAGTTTCATAATCCACAACCTTTGCACGCATTCCCTTGCCCTTCTCCGGGTTCACAATGCCCTCAACCCAAACAACGCCCCAATTAAATGCTTTGTCGCAGTCATGGATAAACTTCAATGTGTTCTCATGCTCACATCCAGTGTTGGCAAAGGTGATGGCAATGTCATGCGTCTTGGAAAATTTATCAACGCATAATTTGGTCATTACGGCTGATGTTCGCCCACCACTAAAGCTGATTGCAAGTTTTGGTCTCATCTGTAAAAAGCATTCTCCAGTTTGCCAGTTGAATTGAGCATTTTGACCACTTGGATGGCATCAATTTCTGCTCTGCGCCTATTGAATTGCGCCTTGCTAATGTCCAAGTTCAAGTCACCAAAAAACGCTGCCTGCTCTTCACCAGATGGAATAAGTGCCAGCACCTTGTCATCACCCTGCTTTTTCTTTGCGCCCGGCTTGGCTGCCCTGCTTGCGTCCAAATCTTCAGACAGCACCCAATGTGGATAATCCCACCGCGCAACAAATGATGGCGTTGATTTGAATGAGCGCACCACACTGTCAACAATGTAGCAGCCCTCATTCTCATGGCTGATGATTGAGATTAAACCATCCATCTCACCGACAACAGATGATGCGCCCCGGAAGCGGTCAATGACTTCTTTGCCAGATTGCGAACCCTTGCCAAAGTGATGAATCAAGATTGGTGTGATTTCGTATTTGGCAATGATCTCATCCATCCATGACCCAATTGCTTTCATGGCTGCGTTGTCATTCTCATCTTCTGCGCTGTTGAATTTGTAAAGACAGTCCAGAATGATCACATCAAACTGGCTCGCCTGTATTGTCTTCAGCACCCTGCTCAACTCTTTGGTGCTGCGCACATCATAATGCTGGCGCAGACTTAGAGTTGCCAGATTCTGTGGCACATCCCAATTGCAAGCAGATGCACAACGTTCGTTCAATTCCCATTCATGCAATTCAAAGTCAACATACAGAACGCGCTGTGGCTCTGGTGCTTCCCACTGCAAGAATGGTTGCCCGGCAGCCATGCAAGATGCCAATGACATTGCGAAGTGCGACTTGCCAGCCTTGGCAACGCCACCAATCAGCAGCTTTGATTTGGCGTAAAGCAGCCCATCAATAATCACATCTGGTCGCCTTGCTTTGGCTTCTTCCAATGACCTTGGCGCACCTTCATTGCCAAATCTGACATTGAATGTTTGCCGCTCAACATTGTTGGCAATCAATTCCTTCAAGCCTTCTGTTGTCCAGCCTTCTGCCACTGCGTCTGCTGCATCCCAGCCTTCTGCCTTGTCGCTTGGTGCATCAATCAGATTGCCCTTTGTGATGCCTTGCAGTTGCTTTGCGGCTGTGCGCCCCGGCTCATCATTGTCTGCCCAAATTGACACTTTCCTGCCTTCCAGCACCGCCCAATCTGATTGATTGATTGCCTTGCTGCCACCAGCCCATGACAGCACCACATGGTCTGGCAATTTGGATGCCAATGCATCTGCTGCTTTTTCGCCTTCAACAATCACAACATCTGCGCCGGGCTTCTTGTTGAGCAGTTCGCCTTTGTAAAGCGGTCTTGGAGCATTGAATGCCTGCCACTTCCATGTGCATCTGTCGGTCTTCTTGTGGCGCATCCAACTGCACTGGCTGATTGTCTTGCTGCCATCTGGCAAATCCCACCGCATGATCACGCCAACTGGCCGCCCTGCTGCGTCTGCGTATTTATATACAATGTCGGCCTGGCCGTGTTCCCAATGCTCTGGTGCTGGTGCTTCTGGCTTGGTCAATGCATGCTCCCAATCTGATTCAGATGCCACTGGCTTGCGCTTGGTTGTCTTTGCCATGCGCACAATGTTGACTGCGCCTTGCAATTCACTGGCCGCTTCACCCTGTGTGAGATTGTTTGTTGCCGCATACAATGATATCAAGTCACCGCCCTTGTCTTCGGTCGCATGGTCATACCATTGCCCTGTGCGCAGGTTGATTGACATTGAACTGCCCATTGAACCATCAATGCCGCCAATCCTGTATGAGCCACCCTTGACCTTGCCGCCGGGCAGCCACTGATGGCAATGCGCCTCAATGTTGCCCATCAGTTTGGCGTTGATCTCATCAAAATCAATTCGCTGTGCTGTGTGTGTTGCTTCTTCGTCTTCGTTCGTCGCAATATATTTTGCCATAGTTTTGTGGGTTATTTGAATTGATGGAGTTGTGTTTGTTCAAGGCAATAGCCTTTTCCATGACCTAAATCACGCAAATTTTCTTCCTTAATAAGCTCGGTTTTGTAAGCCCAGCCAATCAATGAAACTGTGTTTTGATCAACAATCGCCAGAACATATCTGTCAACGTCTGGGTTGACCTTTAAGCTGGCAAGCAATTTGCCAGATTGATATGTGGTTGATTTGATGTCATACCTGTCACCATTGATTGTGCCATCAGCAGAACCAGACCTTGGTTCAAGACCCAAATCAAAAAAGCAGTTGTATTTCTTGGCAAAAGCATATTCAGCAATAAAGCCTTGGATGTCTGCCAACGAACCATCTTGTTTGCCAACTTTAATATCTTTGATGTTGTTGCCGCGCGCCACCAATGACCGCATGCTGCCAATGATTCTACAAACAGCCATTTCTGATGGTTTGAGTGTTATTTTTACCATAGTTTTGTGGGTTATGTGTTCTCTTCTTCTTCTGGTTGTTGTTGTTCAATCAAGCCAAGTCTTTCCATGTGTGGGAATTTCTTTGCCCGGCATTCATCAAGCAGCTTTGCGGTCTTTCTGTATTTCTCAAAGTCTGGCATGGTCTTGTCTTCAATGCGCTTGGCATATCGCATCAAGCTTGCAATCTGTTCGTATTCGCTGCCCATAATTTATGCAAATGATATTTGGTTTTTATTATTTCGGTTTCTGCTGCCTTTACATGTATGATCAGACAACCAATGCGTTGATGGAATTGCTTTTTGGCGCGCCCATTCTTCCAATCCCCTTGTTTGTTTTTTGTCGCCCCGATTCCATCCAGTGCCGTCACATGACTCAACGCCCATTGCTTCCAATTCATAAAGTCTGGTTGGCGAATTGCACCGCAAAACGTGAACCCTTGGAAATGATCTTGCCCACATTTCAACTGTTTCCCATTTCCATTCAGTAGTGCCACCAACTGCAATGACTTCTGGCTTTGGATTTAGTGATCTTACATCATCACGCGTCATGCCATCTTGAACTGCAACTGCCAGTGGAATTTTGCATGATTCCACAATTTTGGCGTATTTATTCCACTGCGCAATGGTTGCTTCACCATTGCCAATGACATCTGGCACAATTGCCCACTTTGCTTGTTGTTCTTGGCATTGCGACCAAACCAAAAGACGCTTCCAATCTTCTTCTAATTTGACCCATTTTTCAGTGTCAAAAGTGTTTTCCCTCATGTCCCAGCAACTGTAAGCACCATTGTCCAAAGCATATGGAAACCAAGGAAAAATTTGGCGTTCTTGAGTTGGCGAAAACAAGTGACCAATGCGCCCGGTTTCACGCGCTAGCGAATGGAAAAACCACCCTTGGGAATTTGCTGGCATTACTAACATGGATTTGCTCTTTCTAATTTTGCATTATTCATAAGATTTTTTAATTAGATGTTTTCCCTTCTGCCATATTCTGCAAGCAATGCGGCATCAATCATGCCATCATGCGGCTTGGTGCATCGCTCAGACTTCAGCCATGTTTGGGTTGGAAATATCTGCTTGGCAACATTCAATGCAGCAGCCTTGGTGTTGAACTTTTGACCTTTGGGCATCTTTGGTTTGCTCCAAAATACCTTCTGCCATTTTTGACTCATCACCACATGATATTTCAGTTGATAAGCTGCCAGCAATGTTTCAACCGCCGCAAACGAATAAGTCATTGACCGCAAGCCTGCTGCGCTTGGTGCATGTGCGCCCGGATTCTCAACAATGAATGTGTATTGCTCTGGATGCCTGCCAATCTCTTTGATCATGGCAGCCAAGCCACACAAATCAATCTTGCGCCCTTTGCCGCTTGGCACTGTTGGCATGACTGATGCCTGCATCAGATTGCCTTGCCAGTTAATCATTGTGATGCCGCCATCAAGACCGCAATCAATTCCAATGTAATATTTCAAACCCTGCCTTTCATTTTGTCAGCCAATTGAAGCATACCAGATTTGGCAAGTGCCATATATGCTTCCAATTCTTTGATGCGGTCATTGGCTTGGTTCAATTCCTCCTCAAGCTGTCTGGCAAATTTAGATTCAACCAATATCCCGTATTTAGTGTGCCGGAAGCTGCTGCCTCCAAATTGACTTGGTCTGTAATCAAATGCCTCAATGTCTGTTCTTGGTGTTTTCATATTTCGTTGTTTTGTGATTTAAGTTCTGCAAGTTCAGTTTCCAGTTCTCTTGCATGTTCCATCAATGCCTTGTATGCAGCCGCCAGCCTAAATGCGTGATCCAAGTGGAAACGATTAGCTTCTAGGATTTCGTCGGTTCTTGGTGTTTTCATAATGTGTGCGCCCTACTGGGCTGTGTTGTCTAGTATATTAATTGAAATTCTGGAATCATTTGCGCTGTGTTTTATTTGACTTGATTTTAATTGAGCCAAGTCACTAATCATCCAAAACAATGCCAGTGCCGTTGCAGGCAGAGCAGGTTGGAAAGTCATTTGTGTTTGGGTTGCCGGGCAATTCGCCAATGCCATCGCATGCCGGGCATTCTTCTGCTTCTTCATCTTGATTCATCAGTAAACCTTCCCATGCCAAACTTGTTGCGCCATTGACTGTAAGTTGACACATGCAAGCCAACTTCATTGCAGCCAATCTTGGCAGAAACACCTGCCCTGCGTAAATCATCAACCGCATCAATCATGCTGCGCTTTTGGTCGGCTGTAAGACTGTGTGGCAAATGCGTTGATTCTTCCAAAACCGCACGTTCACCTGTGAGCTTTTCAAATGCTTCATTGGCTTCAACTTCTTCTGCAATTTTTCGTTCCGCCCACTTCATGAAGCTGGAAATGCCCTGTGCTTGTGTTTCAATCATATTGCGCCCATCCTTTCCAGTTCTGCTTTGACCTTCACCCAATACTTTTCAGTTGCCTGCTTCTTGTATCCATTCAGACCGCCATTGTGGATGCGCGCAATGTCTTGTGCCGTCACTGGTCTGCCAAGCCTTGCTTCGGTCGCATAACGCTCCATGTAAGCCAGTGTGATCTTCATTGCAGTAATGCGGTCAAATGCATCTTCATGCACCCAATCTTCCCCGGCATGCTCTGCTGCGTCTTGAACATAAGCCGCTTGCAATTGTAAGCAGCCCCAAGATGCGCCGTTGTCGCCAATGGCGTTGTCATTGCCAGATGACTCAACTTGAATCATTGCGAGTAGTAATGTGATTATTGATATTGTATTCATATTGTTAATTATTGATTAATTGTTGAACCTGTTGGACGCTGCATTTTTCCATTTCGAATCAATCCCAAAACCATTGCTTCTGCTTCGTAAAATGTAATTAAACCTTCATTTTCTTGAAATTCATCAACAAAATCAATCCATTCTGATCTTGTGCAAGTGGTGTTGATTTGCGGTTTTGTGTTTATGTATTCTTCAGAATGCACATCTTTTGTTCGTTCAATTAAACCTTCATTGATAAACCATTGCAAAACCCCGCGAATGGTAAGCCAGTTTTTGACTGTTGCGCCAGAAGCTTGCACTTCATTTACCAACTCTTGCCAAGTAAATTTTGAATCATTTGATTCAACGAATTGTTCAATAAATTCAACTGTTTTGTTTTGTCCCTTTGTCATATTATTATTATTATTATTATTGGTGTGATGCAGTGTAAGATGCTGCGCCCTGTTGGAGTAATTAAGCGTAAACTTCAGAAACAAGAACCAAATTTTGCAAGTCTGGTTTTGCTGTGCTGCTCATGTGCCAAGACAGAACAAACAATATTTCAAATTCAGCATCAGCCGCACCAGATTCAATTTCTTCAATTCTGTTTTGAAGTTGTGCAGCACGTGCCGCATGTGCTGTTGACCATTCTGAATAACTGCCATCTAAAACATATTTAAAATATTGTGCTTCAGAATTACCAAGCACCTTTACAAATTCTTCAAGAGTTTTGCAATCAGCACCACGACCATATTTTGCTGCTTCATTAAGATTATAAGTTTTGCTTGTTCGTGCGCGCCCAAGATTAAATGACTTGGATTCTTTCACCACAACGCATTTGACGTATTCACGAGCAGAGCAACGTTTGCCGATTTCAACGCCATCTGCTGTGCAGACGAATTGAGTTTTTTTACCTTTAACAGTGGATGTGATTTCAAGCTTCATAGTGTGTGTATTTTGTGGGTTATTGTTTAATATGGCTTATGCCAATGTCAGTAACTTTGGGCATCAACCCACCCATGTCAATACATTCTTTAATAATAATTAAGCTGCCTGTAAATGCGCGCCCTTGCTTGGCTTTGCCTCTGCAACATTGGATGGAAGCCATCCCGGAAGTCATGGATGATGCCACAAGCCTTTCCGTCATGCGGTCGCAACACTCTGCCAGTTGATTGGATTGCCTTGCGTTCTGAACGCCCACAACCCGCCATGATGATCACATTGGCAACTGGCGCATCAAAACCTTCTTCAATGGCTGATGTGCCAATCATGCACTTCAAGCTGCCGTCCCGAAACCTTGCAATCACATCTGCCCGTTTCTTTGCGCCCATCTTGCTGTAAACCAACTCAGCACCTTCAATTGCAGCAGCCAAGCGTTTGCCATGCTCAATTGAACCAATCAGCACAATGGTGTGGTTTCCTGCTTCCATGCTTTGTCTGGCAATCAATTCAATGTGGGCATCCCGGTCTGGGTTTTCCCAGATGCCAAGCTTCTGCGCTGCCTGCCATTTGCACTGGCTGGTCTGCTTGCGCTCACCCTCTTGACTTCTAAACATCCAAGCCATCTTCCTGCGCCTGCTTGCAATCAATTCATCAGACAATTGCTCAATGGCTTCTGATGCTTGTGCGCTTTGCACATCATGCCAGACAACCTTTGCCTTTGCCAGATGCCCATCTTCAACCAAAGCAGCACGTTCAATGCAATGCACATTGCTGCCAAATAGATGGCGCACCAGACCATTGCGGTCTGCGTCACCAGTGAATGGAGTTGCTGACAATCCCCACCGGGCAGACTCTGTTTGTCTGATCTTTGCGCTCCATCCATCAGCACCTGCCCTGTGACATTCATCCACAATCAACAAGTCTGGTTTGCTTCCCATTGGCGCACCTGCTGCGCAGTAAATTTGCAGATGCGCCTTTTCTTTTATTACTGGGAAGCGGTCACAAGCTGATTGCATTTGCTCAACCTGTTCTCTGGTGTTGACCATGATTTCCACATCAGCCACACCTCTGCGCTTCAATAAACACAAAGCCAGAGCAGATGCCGCAATATGCGTTTTACCTGCTCCGGCTGGTGCTTGAACAATACCACGTTTAGACTTTGCCAAAAAAGCAATTGCCTGCTGCTGATATTGTCTTTGTTCCATCAATTACCAAGGTTGTTCATCAAGTGGCGCATCTTCAGCTACTGATGATGTGCCTTCTTTGTATAACACATGGCTGTGATTGTAAATGAAACCAGAGAAACCAATTTCAGCCCATGATTTTGTTTGATCATTGCGGTCTGGATTCATCTCCACCTTTGCGGAAAACCTTTTGCCCTCAACAATCTTGAAGAAGCTTTCAGCATTTTCTGTGTCCAATTCATCCCGGAAGATTTTAACACCGCATGCTTTTAAATACATGAAGATCAATGCGCGCGCTTTATATTCAGATGTTGGCAATGCCAAGTCACCCCAAAAGAATGTTTTGCGCATTGTGTCGCCACACTTGGTTGAAAATGTGCATTCAAACATGTCAGTGCCATCACGCTGATTGATTTTGTGACTCACATTGGTTGTTTTAAACTCATACAATCCAGCCTCTTTGATGTAATTGCTGTTGCTTGAATTTGCGTCTTCGTCGGTTGCGATATATTTAGCCATAATAGTTTACTTTGATTAATATGATTTTGTTTCTTCCCAAACCTTAATTCCGGGAATTGTTTTTGTTGTTTTTAGTGCTGCGCGAATTTTTGAATCATTAAGACTGAACAAATCTGGTCTTGCTTTGAGCGTTTCCGCTTCATCCACAATCTCAAACTTGGTTGTTGTGCGAACCTTCACACCTGCAACTGCGTCATGCTTGGCTGCCACTTCTTGGCGCAGAATTGCAATCTGCGCTTGTGCATCATCCAGCAAGTCAGTGTTGTCACTGCCAACATCCAGTTGCTTTGCCGCTTCTGCCATCACCTTTTGTTCTTGGATTCTGGCTTGGCGTTCTGCTGCAATCTTCTTGTCACGTTCCACAATCTGAAACGCCCCAAGCAATCGCGCAATGCGGCTTTCTTCTGCTTTTACATCTTCAATGTAATCTTTGGCAACGCTGTCAATCTGCCTGCCAATTTCAAGCACTGGTGCTTTGGCAAGCTTTCTTGATTCCTCAATGCCTTTAATTAGATGACGCAATGCAGATTGTGCCTGTGCTGCAATTGTGGCTTCAAATCCATCATCAACAGAATCAATGCCTTTGGATGACATCAATGCTTCGATTTTCATCTGCTCTGCTTCAGCAATGATTTCAATGATGACTCCATTGATCTTTGGTTGTGTGATCAATTCACTCATTTTGAAACCGCCTTTCTGAATGCATCAAAACCAATTTCCATTTTGGCTTGAATGCCTTGTGGCAAGTCACGCCATGTTTGATCAAGATCAAGGTCAATGTTGCCCTTGTTTGTCCAATACAAATTGGTTTTGTATTCCAAGTCATTGGCAGCAATCAAGCTTTCAAGATTTGGTCGCTGTGCGATTTCTTCCACTTCAATTGCTTCAACATTTGTTGCTGCTTCTTCAAGCTTCTTTGGCTCGGCAATTGGTGCTGCATCTGCAACATCAATTTCCTCTGGCACATAAACACCTTGCACAATCTCTGGTGCAATAGCGCGCAGCGTTTCAGAAATGCAACGCGCCCTCAACATTGCTGCTGGTGTTTTGTCCCATGCTGAACCTTTGCGAACCAATCCAGCGCGCTGTGCATCATCCATTGAGAAGCTGCCATTGATCTTGCTGCCCTCAAAGTCAAAGATGGCAGCCTGCACCTTTTCATTCTTTAAGTCTTCCCAAGTGACTCTGCCACCTGCCCGGCGAAAGTCTGCCAGCATCGCATCTGCGCGCTTGGTCAACTTGCCTTTTACCAGATGGTAATTTTTCGCCATCTCCAATGGTGGTTTGTTTTCGGCAATGCATTGCAGTGCAAAAACAATGCCTGCTTCTTTGCTTTCACAACCAAACATTCCAGAACGGCAAATGGCGTTCCCAATCAACTCAATGCCTTCAGCATCGTTGATTTTATCATATGCAGTGATTTGGCTCATCGGTTGCCTCCCATCTCATCAACAACAATGTTGACCTGTGGCGGTCTGTCACGACCTGTGAAAACTTGCAAGCGGAACACCTTAATGCCCCTGCCTTCAAGTTCCACCAGTATTTCTTCAATGGCTTCTTCAGCCGCTGATTTCATGGCTTTAACGTCCTTGTTCATATTGTCCTTTCATTATTATTATTGAGCAGCAATGTGCTGCAATTGGCATCCAAACCCTTAGATTTGTAATGACAATCTTTATATAATAATAAGTTGAACAATATTTTTGATGCAGTTTTGAACGCCACCTGCGTCAAATTCCCAATCAATCAAATCATCTGGCAGTGGTTTTTCGCTGCTGTGGTCGCCCGAATATGTGATGCCGTCCCGGATTAGCCGCACAACATCACCGCCCACTTTGCGCACCCATTCTGCTTCATTGGCGAACCTGCAATCATCAATGACAACAACCAAATCATCTGGCTTGGTTGCTCCATCAATCAGTTTCTGAATCTGTTGCTGCATTGCCCAAAGCCAAATTTCCTCATTCACCATGCCTCTGCCCCACTCAGTGCCAAGAGAACAAAGCAACTGCCGGGCAGACTTGCCCAAGCCTTCAATTGGTTTTTCTTTGGCAACATTCAGATTGTGTTGATCAACGCCCATTGCTTCAAGCATTGCCCGTATTGGCGTTGCAAATGATACAATGACCACATCATCACTTAGTGCCGCCAAAGCATTTGCAATGGTTGATTTGCCAACAGTCTTTGCGCCATTCAGCGCAATCAATTTGATGCCTTCCATTGCTGTTTAAACTGGCTGGTAAAACCTAGTGGTCAAACCCTTGGTCTTGTGGTATTCAAACGCGCTTGCGCCCTTCTGTGAGCCAACAAAGCCTGCGCCTGTGTGCCAAGCATCTGTTGCGCAAAGTGCTTCCAAGTATTCAACCACCAGCCCGGATTGCTCATCAATGACAACTGGCGCAATGGTCTTCTTGTGGTGTATGTGACCGCACTTTAAGTGCCTGTATTTAGTTGCACCCCACTCTTTGGCAAACTCTGCTGCAATTATCATTGGCCATTTCTGCGCTGCGATGCGGTCGCCATGTGACCAGACCAGCAAATTGTCGCCCCAAATCAAGTGCTTTCTTGGTGATGGTTCAGATTTGACTTTGATGTTTGGGCATTGGCTGTAATAGCCATCAAGAACCCGCGCAAGCCAGACTTCACTGTGCCAAGAGTGATTGCCCTCAAGCACCACAATCTCCACGTCATTGGCTATTGTGGCAGCAATGGCGACCACATCCCGGCATGCTCTGATTAAGTATTCAACAACCCGATGATATCTTGTGTCAACATCTAGCACATGACCACTGGCTTCTGTTTGGTTGCTTCGGTTGTCGCTGTGCATCATGTCGCCACCAAAGACCAAAACGCATTTGGCTGGTCTGCTTGATCTAGAGGCCAAGCCTTCAGCAGCTTCAACCATTCTGGCAGAAGCAATGTCACAATTATAATCTGCATCTTTGGTTTCCCTTTCGTCTGCATACATGCCCACATGCGCATCAAAAATGTCCAATTCAAACAACATTTCATTTGTATCAGTCTTGCGCGCTTTTCTTTTTGGAGCTTTGCCCAAGCCTTTGACTTGATCACAAAGACCATCAACAAAGGCTTGCATGCCCTGCGCTTCCGGGAAAAGCCTGCGCCATTCTTGGATGACGTTGCCAGCACCATCATATTGGACAGTTGTTTTGCCAACATTTAAATGTGCTGGCGTTGGTGCTGATGACTTCCAAGGCACTTGCCCCAATCTTTCCAGCCTCTTTATCATTTGTCTTACTGTTGCTTCAGCTTTGCCAAGCTTTCTGGCTGCGCCTCTATAACTGCCAACTTCAATGTAAGCATCAATTGCTTCACTTTGTGCTTTAGTTAAAGCCATAACTTATTTGACCTGCGAACTGCCAAAATAGAAACCAACAATTGCCAGTGCAGTTTGTCGGATTTCTGGCAATATTACAAAGCCTTGCACTGTATCCCATTTGAGTGATTTAAAGAATCCAAAAAAGCCAGATGTTTCATGTTGAACACTGATTCCAATGCTTGTGAAAGCAAAAACAAATGGAGCAAGAACAATGGCAAAGATTACTGAAAATGTAATCAGCCGCCGCATATAAACACCACCACGCGCTGCTGCCCTGTCTGCTGAATCATCAGCAACAGTTTGCCGGGCAATCATGCGTTCAAATAATCGCGTTTGGCTTTCTGCTTGTGCCGCCATCATCTTCATGATGAAGCCACTCACACCGCCGCCTAACATTGCTAAAAGTTCTGGTGTCATAATTTAATCCTTGTTTTGAAGTTCCTTGATTACCTTGACTGCTGATGCAGTCATATAGACTAGCGTAGCAAAACCCACGACCAGTCCTAAGAGTTCGTTAATGTGACCTAGTTCAATGGTAGCGATAAAGCCCCCTGTGCCTATGGTAGATTTGTAAACAATGTCTTGCATCCAAATTAATTCCTTAATCAATTGTTACACTGCCGTCATCGTGACGAGTGCGGGCTGGCATTGCTGCAATCTTGCCTTGGATACGTTCCCAATCTTCATCGAGACGATCTGGAAGAACGTCCGCTAAGAGTGCGACAATTGCATTTGATAGATCAAAACATTCGACTGCATCAGTTCCAAGCTCTGCCAGAACCTCCGATGGAGTTGCTCGCTCGTTGTTCCAGATGGAATCAAAGCCCTGCTCCCACGAATGAATGATACTTTGAGAGAGTTGCGCAGTGCTGCGTTTAACTCTAGTTGCGATGCGTTTTGCGGGTGCAATAGGATCGCCGTTTGTTTGTGTTAGAATAGACATAATTATTTTCTCCAAAACTCAGTGCCGTTGTATTGTTTGCAAAGATCAACTCCTAGCACTTGAGCCGAGTCATCTTTGATTGGTTTCACGTCCTTGCGGATCGTGTGAAGATTCATGCCATGAACGCTATCGTCTTCATTGGTATATTGCTCGACGCTAGTAAAGTCATGCTCAAAATTTGGTAGCTCAAGAAACTTGTAAATGTCCTCAAGTGTTTCCTTTGGGTTGTGTGTTAAATCATCGAACTCTACTAAGCAGAGACGGTCACCTAAGCCACGCATCATTGCGTCCTTGAGTCGGTTGTAAGCCAGTCCAAGAACTTGCTCTGCACCGAGTAAATGCTCTGCACGTCCCTGTATGGTCTGTGCTTGAAAGTAGTCGCCTTGATCCTTTGCTTGTGTTTTTCGGTGCAGCTTCTCAAAGCTAGAAAGAATCTGAGGGATGCCACGAACCGGGACGATAATCTTGACCTTACGATCCAGTGCAAACTCAGCCAGCTCGATCAGTGATAACCACCCACGCCCCTTGTCGATTACAACTGGACGATCCGTATTGTGATACGCATTAATCGTAGCATTAAGAACGGGTTGAAGGTTGTTAGCTAGAGACTTGGCAGCCTTGTGTTCCACCCAATCGCCCCACGCATTGCGCAGGACAAACAAAGCTTCGTGACAAGCACTTGTCGGAGTGCTGTGCATCTCTGGATTCTGTGCAAGAATATTGCAGAGCAGAGTTGAACCGCTGCGAGGCAGTCCACTAATCATATGGATGGTTTTACTCATTAAGAAGCTGTGCCTAGTGAAAGAGTTGTAACTGTCCCGCCAATGTTTAGATCAATTAGAATCTCGTTACCATTGCGACGAAATGCGATGCCATTACGAATCACTGTGTTGTCGGCTTCGCTGCCTTTAGTTGCTCCACCATCGCCGTATGCTGTCGCACGATTCTGAATAGTTTGAGCAACCATACCAGTGCCGTGAACTCGGATTGCTCCTGCTCTTGTGGTTGATCCAGACCAATAGCCGATTTCAGCGGTGTTATTGACTGTTGTTTTTGCACGGAAGCCGATAGCTGCGACATTGCTACCACTGGCTGTGGCGGTGCGGCCAATGGCTATGGAGAAGCTGCCACTGGCTTCTGCATCGTTGCCGATTGCTGTGGATGTAAGCCCCGAGGCTTCTGCGGCGTAACCCACTGCTGTGGAGTAGCTACCACTGGCTGTAGCGGTGCGACCGATAGCTGTAGCATACCCGTAGTAACCACTGGCCGTGGCGCCGTAACCGATAGCTGTACCATACCCGTAGTAACCGCTGGCCGTGGTGCGGTTGCCGATGGCTACGGAGTTAGGGCCACTAGCAACCTTCGCGACGTTATCACGACTCGCTTGAATATTAATCGCATTTGACCCGCGACCGTCGCCGCCAAGATCACCTGCACTGAATGCTCCGTTTGCATCTGTGCGAACTGATTTTGCATTGTTCGCTGTAATGTCACTTGCTTGTGCAGATGTAATTCCCACCTTAGCATTGTTGGTTGTAATGTCACTTGCTTGTGCAGATGTAATTCCAACCTTGGCCGTGTTAGCTGTAATGTCACTTGCTTGAGCAGATGTAATTCCAACCTTGGCCGTGTTAGCTGTAATGTCACTTGCTTGAGCTGGTGTGATTCCCACCTTGGCATTGTTAGCTGTAATATCACTTGCTTGAGCTGGTGTGATTCCCACCTTAGCATTGTTGGTTGTAATGTCAGATGCTTGTGTTGGTGTGATTCCAACCTTGGCATTGTTGGTTGTAATGTCACTTGCTTGTGTTGGTGTGATTCCAACCTTGGCATTGTTGGTTGTAATGTCACTTGCTTGTGTTGTTGTAAAGCTTGCATCAGTTGCGTCTAATATTGAGCTGTGTGCTTGCACATCTTCACCCACCACCAAACTTAAATCTTCACGCCAGTTTGCCGGATTGAAGCAACCATTGGTGCTTGGATCTTCGGCAAAATCGCAAAGATTGGATGGCAATGTGTGCGCTGGAAAACTATTTGGTGCTGCCACTGATGGCAGAATGGAAATTGGAACTTGGCAAACAACATCTGTGCCAACTTTGATTTCAAAAAAGGCATCTGCGCCTTCTGCAATCAATTCCTGCACTCTGGCAGTGTTGGCATTCAGTTGACCCGTCCAAGTGCTGCCAGCAACTGCCCATGTCTCAGAAAAGATTGCTGGTTGTTGGCTAATTTCAATGACTTGCTGCGCCCGGATTGTTGGCGAACCAACAACGCTGGTTGCTGCTGTCACTTCAGATTCTGGTGCAAGGTCAAGGCTTTGCCCAGCAATGTCAACGCGCGCACCAACATCATTAAAAATTACTCTGTAAGAACCATTGGCAAGCTTTGAAACTGAAACCTTTGATCCATAAGCACCAGATCCACCATTAAGAGCATTTAAAGCACCCGCCACGGCTTCGGCTGATGCGTTCCAACTAAGGTTGCCAGTTGATTGAGTGCCTGCGTTCAGCTTGAATGTGCCAGATGTGGCAGCTTTGCCCTTGGCAGATATTGCAACCGCAACATCAACTGCTGTGCCGCTCCGGGCATCATACGCGCCATTGGATTTGACCAGATGCAAAACAACATCCACAACTTCACCTTCAACCATTTGCGGCAATCGCACAACCTGTGTTGGTCGGTTTATGTTCGCAACCGCATTGGCGGTTAAATCTTTTAAATCTGTGTTAATGTAAACGCTTGTTGCCATGTCTAATATTTAGTCTGTTTTTTCAATTTTGGCAATAGGTAGTATTTGCCGAAAATATTAATTTTAATAGCCCGGTTCTGAATAAAATGAATGGTTCAATGCAACAAAGTAATCTGGATGGGTTAAAAAAGATGGAACTGGCCACCCTCTAGGTGCAGGCAATCTTGAAAGATGAACTGCTGGAAATTTTACTGCTGTGCCGCCAGCACCAGATTTATAACTTCCAAAGGCTTTTGCATTTGTGCTTAAATCAGAATACACAACATCCACTCTGCTTGCAGTTAAATACCATTCATCTACTCCATCATTAAAAACTGTTGTCTCCAAAACTGTGTCACCCGTCCTAAAATATTTATGCTGATCTTCTTTTTGAAAATAACATTGAATGCTTCTTCCAATATCACAATTTTCGTTAATTGTTCCACCAAAATGACAAATTGCTTTATCTTCACCCTGTGCAAACATTCTTACTGTTTTTGGTGCTGGATACCCAACCGCCCTTAAACAATTTTCTTTGCTGTAATTCATGCGCACCAAAATTTCAGCAAATTTGGTTCTGGCTCGTTTGCCATTGTCGGAAATAAACATCAACTGATTGCTCTAACTTGAATTAATGATTTTTCATATATATTCCCCAAAAATCTGGTAATGGTTTCTGGCGCACCATTTAAATATTCACCATTTGCAACCATTGCATTATATTCAGCAAGGGTTGGTGTTGTTGAACTGCTTAGACTGTCTGGCAACTGCGTCATATTAGACAAAGTGACGGACGTTGGATCGCTTGTCATCACATAACTCTTCAATTCGCGAGAAGGTGAATTTCTGGTTTCAATTTCACCATCTGTTGTAGTTGATGTGCTAGTGACAACAGTTTTACTGAACCCCAAAGACGTTGGGTTTGTATAATATGATGCTTCATGTTGATCTTGAAAAGAAAACCTCCCAGCCCTCATTGTAATAATTGTTCCGCTTATTGCTCGAATGGAAGCACCGAAAGAACTTATACTACGAGGCCCTAATCCGCCTGTATCATATGAAATTGTTGGTGTAACAGTGACAGTAAACGAATCTCCAACGGCTAGTTTTGAAGTGTCGCCAGAAACAGACCCAATGAAAACATTGCCCGCCCCAACTGCTGACCCACCAACCTGATATGTCGGGCTTGTAAACGGACTATTATATCCAGCCGATGAAATGCTCATTGTATAAGGATAGGTTGTTGTGTTCGTGCTTGATGACGTTGTGGTCACTCCGGAAAAGTCAAACGCATAAAGTCCAGTTGGATCATATCTAGTTTCTGGAATATTAGCAAAGACCCGAATGAATGTTGTGAATCCATCACCGCCATTAGAAACAGATTGGTCACCCACATAATATGCAACCAAATCATCTGCAAATGGTGATCTGATTGGTTTTTGTGTTGCAGCAGTCATTGTATCACCATCCACCAATGTCGAATACGATGTGGTCAGCACTTTCATTTCATGGTAATAAATATGCGTAGTTGTGTCTCCATGATCTCTGAATGGCTTAACTTTATAGCCACCCGTGCAAGTTGCCGTTGAAAAACTTACAAAATTATTTCCTGCTGCTGGTGTTGGTGTATATGGAATTGCCATTTTATCTTAGTGCTTGGTCGAGTCGGTTTAACTGCTCGACAATTAATTTTATGTTTTCGGATTGAGTCTCAGACAATTTGTATAAATCAATCTGACTCTGGAATGAATCTTTTTGTAATGAAAAAGTTGAACCTTCAGAATAATATTTTGAAACTGGTTCTAATAAATCTTTAATATTAGTTTTTAATTCAAGAGACTTGATGTGATAATCTGAAACATTTGATTTGCTTTGATTTTCTTGCCGACCATTTCCAATGCCAGATTCTTCTGATGTGCCATTTCTGCCATGCCTCGCTAAAAGTCTGCCTGTGCGTTCTTCAACTCTGGATTTTTGTAAATCAAAGCGCAAATCACTTTCTTGATTTCTCAATTCTCCGTCCCCTTTAAAATCACCAACGCGTCTTTTTTCTTTTCTTTGCTTTGCAATGTCTACTAATTCAGATCTTAAAATGTCACTGTTTTTTAATTTTGATTGCTCTTCAAATTCTGCAAAAAATCCAGTTGAGTAAGCTTTGCCAGCACGCTTTCCATCTTCAGTTTCTTTGTTTAAATCCGGTTCAATGGTTTGTCGGATTTCTTCTATTTTTTCTTTTCTTTCATTTTCTGCTTTTTCGACAGCTTTAAGGTCTGGCTTGCTCTTGGCTTTATCTTTTATTTTTTGCAACTTAGCTTCCATTTCAGCTTTTTTGGCTGCTGCCTCTGTCTCTCTTTGTTTGACAGATGCCACTTTTGCTAAAGTTAATGCATTCTGCTCGTTTTGCATTCTTAGCAATTCTGCTGCATCTGCTTCTAGTTTAAGCAATTTGGTTCTTTCTTTAATTAAATCCCCATCGCTACCAGTGAAAACAGCAATTCTTTTACCTAAAAAGCCTTTGGCAAATGCATCTTCTGCTTTAAGTTGTTCAATAGCCAATTCCCGTAATTCATCTTTTGCAGGTCTTAGCTTTGCAATCAATTGACCTGTGAAAATAGTTATATTTTGCATGAACTTGTCAATTTCTTCATTAGCTTGATCTAATGCTTCAATTGTTGAGTTTTTCATATAACGCCCGGCTTCTTCAGCCCCTTCACCCAACTTCTTAAAAGCTTCACCGCCATTTTCTAGCAATGGTATTAACATGGTTGCATCAGATGCAATTGCTTCCATATAAAACACCATTTCTTGGTGTGGTATATTGGCTTTTTCTAAATAGTTAAAATACTTTTGCAAAGAATCTGCGCCGCTTAACCCCATGAATTCTTCTTTGGTTGCTCCAACAAGTGGTGCAATCTTTTCAAAAAAGTCCACCATTGGCCCACCGCCAGTATTGATAAAGTCACCCATTTTGTCAGATGTGTCTTTAAATATATCAGCAAGTTTTTCTTGCTCAATATTAACAGTTCTAGCCGCTTCTGCAAATTTTTGAAATTCAACAACGCCAAGGCCAGAAACTTGAGACAACTCTTTAATCTGTGATGCAGACTCAATTGCCCTGCGACCAAAAGAAACCAACGCACCAGCAGCACCAGCAGCACCCAATGCTGGCAGCAGAGAGCCTTTCAATGTAGCAACAAAAGTATTAACTGACTTTTTAGATTTAGCAATGCCACGTTGGAATCCAGAAGAATCCAAATTGATTTTGCCTTTAAGTTCTGCTTTCTGTGCCATTATTAAGTTCCTCTAAAATTTCTTGTTTAATCATTTTGATCAGCTTCGGTTCTGCCAGTTTGTAATCTGGAATGGTTGCCAACCTGCTTGCTTTCTGTAATTGAAAAATGCGATTCATTGACCAGCCTAATACTGTTGCCGGGTTTTGTCCATAGCGCGCAGCAACCTCATCAATCATTCCAACAATGCCGTCAATTTCTGTAATTGTATTTTTCCTTTTAAATGTTTTACCTTTAATATTTATGCTTTCTGGGAATTCTTCAAATGCTGCATATATATGTTCATAAACAATTCTTGAAAATTCACCCTGTTCAGATTGTCCAAATATATAACCAATATATTGCTTTGCTTTAGTTGTTTTCCTAGTTGAATTTGCATCATATTTGTCAGAATTTCTCCACAAGTATTCCATTATGTCATTGTCAGTTGGATTGCCGCCACAAATAAATTTGTTATCAATGATGTTTAAATCAACCCAAGCTTTAGCTGTTAATGGCAACAAGGTAATTTTACTAACAGAAGTTTTACCTTCACTTGAAGACCAAGCCAGAAGCCTGTTTTTTTTAATTTCGGCTTCAGCGTTTTTTAAATCTAATGACAATTCATCAATCATAATATGAAAAAAGCCTTGCCCACCGATGGGCAGACAAGGCTTTTAATTAAAGCATTTGGTTTTTAATCTTCGGCTTTAGTCTTTTTTGGATTTGAGCCAAATTTTACTGCTGCACCACTATCAATTAATGACTGCGCCACAAGGTCACCAACATCAACTGTTGTGCCTGCTTCGGTCAATTGACCGCGAATAAACTTTTCAACTTTAAGTGTAATTTTCACAATTAACCTTGGTAAGTTTTGCGAACTGCGACCATTTCAAAAGTATCAAATGAATCTTTGTCCCGGTTGACTGTCACATCTTTAACAACAAGCGTTGAAGGTGTTTCGCTCCGGTCATAATCATGCGAAAATTCATCACCTACTGCTGGCAGAACTGTTGTTGTAATGGAACGTTGCAAAGTGTAAGTGACTTCAATTTGGTCGCTGCCTTCACGAATCATAAAGTCAGCCCTGTCGCCACTGGCATCTGTGCGGCTGATGACTCGGTTTGCAAATGATGCGCCAGAGACTGCATCAACAATATAACCAATCAAGTTGATTGTGACTGTTTCAAAACCTTGTGGAAGGTTTGCTGTGGATGAATATGGTATTGACATAATTTTAGTTGGTTGTGGCTGATTGCCTTTTGTTTAATTTATACAGTTGGAAAAGCATCTGTCAGTATTGAAATTTGCCCTTCATAAGAAATGGTTGTGATATCAAAAACGTCTTCAATGGTATTGGCAGACCCAGAAGGTCTTAAAAACTCAATTTCATAATGCTTTAAATATGTCTCAAGTGCAGAACCTTTGGCTTTCAACATGCTGACCCAAGTGCGAATCAATGCCACAATTTCACGATGCCTTGATGAAACATTGATTGTCTGGCTGCCTTCTTCATTGTGCCTGCGCGTTTGCACCATAAATTCCAAATCAAATTCATATTGATCATACGTTGGATTGCCTGCACCGCCCGGCGATGGATTGTAATGCCCTGTGACACCGCCCAATGCCATTGTTACCCCAATATAGTCATCTGGCAATGTCTCAACGTCAAGCTGCTCTCTGACCTCAAGCATTTGATCGCCCAGCCATTCCCGGAAAGCTGATTCAACGTTGCTTTCAAAGTTAAAAAGTTCTGTGTATGATGTGGCTGGCATTTGTTATGTTTTACAATTTAGCAGTGATTTTGTCAATCACTTGACTTTCCAGCCAGATTCTTTGGCTGCCTCTCTGAATGTTTTTTTCAACCTTGTCTCCATTGCTTTCAATCGGCCACGCTGAACAATTTTAATTGTTCCCTGCGACAAGTGCTGCAATCCGTATGCTCTGGCATTAAAAAATGCCGTCCAAGATTTATTGAGTTGATGCATTCTTGCGCTGCCCGTTGCCTTGCCCATCTGCGCGCGCACCCAAGCTGGTATGCCTTTGACTTTAGGCTTCAGCATAAGCATGCCTTTGGCCATTGATGCTTTAGCAACGCCAACATCACGTTGCACCATGAATTTGTAAGTATCAAACATGTTCTCATCCACCCACATCTGTTGAAAGCCTTTGAGACTTCTGGCGCGCCCATTGCTTGGCTTTCTGTTGGCATTGTGAAACCTGCGCATTTCGCTGATTGAATTAATAACACCAGCACCAATGACTTTTCTGCCTTTGTAAATTTCGCCCATTGGAAACATTCTCTGCGCCCATTTAAAAACTCTGGCATCTGGAATGAAAAACAATTTCTTCAAATCGTATTCAATAGCAAGCTTGCCAGCCATCTGGTCTTTTTTGTTGCCAAGGGTTGTGCCTCTGCCCGGAAATGATTTGTATGGTGGAATGTATCGCGCAAGGTCACGCATAAAAAGACCGCCTTGGTCTTTCACAAATTCCTTTTCATCAACATTAAATTTCTTAGCAAGTAATCTTACCTTTTGCTGAAACAATGAATCATCAAATTGAATGTATTTATTACGCATTCAACTTGGTTTCGTTTCTGGCTTTCATCTCAACATTGCCTGTGCTGATACTGATTTCAGTGATGAAAAAAGTTTCACCTGTATCAACTCTGATGAAACGTTCTTTCTTCTTTGGCACTGTGCGAACATCCAGCAAAGCCACCACAAGCTTGGTTTCTGGGTTTTCATAATCTCCATGTTCAACCATGTCCCATTCACTAACCTGCTCATCAAAGACTGCATTGACAGTTTGCCCGTTGATCTCAATGGATTCACCCATGATTTCAGCAGCATCTCGGCAACCAATGTTTAAGAAGTCAGAAAAGTCAGTCATGTCTTATTTTTAAAGCTGAAACCCGATTTTGGCAAGATGCGAAAAAGCCGCCACCCCGGGATCTCCCAGAATGACGGCTTAACACACGTAACGAACAATAACCCCTTATTGTAAAATGATTGTTTCCTTTCTTGCAGTCTTCTTTGCTGCCTTGGGTTTGGCAACCTTTATGGATTCAATTTTCTTGAATTTGTCCAAGTGACCTTTGCGCAAGTAAGCAATTTCACCGGGCTTTGTGCATGCCTTAAATGCATCAAGGCATTCACTGGCATCTTCAGAGCATACTAAAACAGACAAAACGCCAGATGGTGATTTGTGTAATGTGGCTGATGGTTTAAACATAATATTGATTTTTTGTGTTGAAAAAAAAGCCGCCTTGGATTGACCAAGACGGCTTAAAGATTAATTATGCAGTTGTGATGCGAACGCCATAATCAACACCCTTTGCAACTCCATAAAGAAGGTTGCAGTTGTAATAAAGAATGCCGTCATTGTCGTAGAATCGACGGAATTGAACTGGAAGTCCAAGACCCGGAATCACAACAGTTTCAACTTCAATGCCTGCTTGTTCAGCCATTTCAGTGTCAACACCACGACCAGCCATAAGCAGCGCATTGCGTTGGAATGCGAATGCAGCAAGGTTTTCACCATTAGCATCTGCAAGGTCTGTTTCGTAGCAATCAAACTTGGCAACGCGCGGCACAAGTGCTTCGCGTTTTTCTTCAGTGATGCCCGGAATTTCTGCACTGTTAAGAGTCTTAACAAGCGATGCATAATAAGCAGGATTCATGAAAACAGAACGTCCAGCTTGTGGTGCTTTCTTGGTTGAAGTCAATGTTGCGTTTAGATCAGCAAGGTCATCACGATCAAAATTTGCAGCAGTGATAACTTCAGCAGTGCCAAAGTTTGCGGCTGTGATCAGATTCCAAACATCACCAAAAACCTTGTCACCAAGTGCTTGCAGTGCTGGCTCAATGAAAAGAGCATTCAGATTGATGGATGACTTGCTGCGCTCAACATCAGTGAATCCATAAGTGAAACCATAATGCTGGTTCAATGTAACAGTTGCAGAAGTCATGGCAACATCTTGCGATGCAGTCTTGATGCCTGCGCTCATGTCAGCAGCAGTTGGTTTGGTTGGATAACGAGTTGTAACACTTTCACCTGCGCCTTGAACGTCAGAAGAAAAGTCAGTTGTGAGTGCGCTCAATGGAGCGAAAAGAGAACTTAGTCCAGCCAAGCTTTCTTGAGCGATTTCGGCGAGATTTGCGCCAGCGATTGAATTTGCCATGATTTTGTTTTGTTTTGGTTTATTTAAGATTCACTTGGTTGTGAAATTATTTAATAAGATGTTTGTTTTCAGAATACCACTTGTTCTTGGCTTCAAGACCTTGTGATTTTCCAATTGCTTTGTATTCGTCCCAGAATGATTCAGCAGTTGTTGTTTTTTCTGATTGGTTGGAAGCTTCAGCAATTGCATCAGCAGTTTGTAAAGCCATCAGTTCAGCAGCAGCAGAAGAAACATCAATTGCCTTGATTTCAGTTGCTTCATTCAATGCAACTGCTGCTTCTTTCATTTCTTCTGTGTGCGAACTTTCCATGTCTTCAATTTCAGATTTATACTCTTTGAGCGAATTTTGCAATTCAAGAATCTGCGTTTCGCCATGCTCAACTTGTTCACTGACTTCAAACAATTCATCTTCAAGCTTTGCAACTTTTGATTCATGTTTTGCAACAATGCTGGAAACAATCTTTTCAACTGGAAGTGTTGCCCCGGCTTGCGCAGCGATTGCAGACAATTCTGTGACTGATGCGGCTGCCTTTAAACCTTGAACTGTGCCATCAATGAAACCTGCTTCCATTGCTTCATCAGCAGTGAACCACGTTGTTGCATTCATTAATTCTTCCAATTCTTCGTTGGTGTAATTGCTCCGGCTGTAAGCGTTGATAATTGCAGACTTCATTTTGTCCATCAAATCAGCTTCTTTGCGCAAGCCTTCACTGTCGCCAATTGCCACTGTCCAAGGGTTGTGAATCATCAGCAAAGCATTGTCTGCCATCAGCACTTCATCGCCAGCCATTGCAATGACAGATGCCATGCTTGCTGCCATGCCGTCAATGTAAACTGTGACATTTGCTGGATGGCGTTTGATGGCGTTGAAGATGACATTGCCCTCAATGATTGAACCACCCGGCGAACTGATGCGCAGGTCTATTTGTTCAACTTCACCAAGTGCATCAATGTCTTGGATGAATTGGTTGGCTTCGACTCCAAAGCCGCCAATTTCGTCATAAATAAAGATTTCCGCTTTAGAAGATTTAACACCTTCGGCGACAGTTTCTTGTTCCATTGCATACCATGAATTGGTTTTTGATTTTTCCATTTTGTTTTTCCCGTTTAGGTTTCTTCTGTTGAAGTTTCTTTAGTTAAAGTTTCTGCTGTCTCAATGTCAGCTTTTGACTCTGAGCCAGACCTTAAAGTGATTGGTCTGCGATATCCACCATCCTGCACCCAAGCATCTGTGACGGAATCTGACATTTCTGGCAATCCTGCCTCTGCTCTGAATGCGTCTTCGTCGCTTTTTTGTGGTGTGATTGAACCTGCGCGAACTGCAACGCCATACGAATCAAACTTGGCTTTCAATGTGGCAAAATCCAAATCAGATTTCATTGCCAAAGTGGCCTGGCCGTCATCATCCATGTCATCATCAATGTCTTCACCAGTTTCCTGTGTGACCAGTTCAGTGACATCACCGGGCATTGCCGTTGTTCCAAGTTCAGTTGCAGTCAACCCGTTTTCTTCGGCAATTTTCTTCTTCAACACCAAGTTGGCAGCACGTTTGCGAAGCAAGTCTTCGTAATCCATGCCACGCGCTTCAACAATATGATCTTCAGTTGTTAAGCCTGCGCGCAAGTCAGCAATGTCTGCTGAACGCATGCGCCCTTCATCAACTGTGAATTGTGCCGCTTTTGTAAATCCAATCTTCCACCAGTCCTCTGGCAGTTCGCCATAAACGCCCTGCTTTGCGCGTTTTGCAATTACATACATTGCTGCGCGCTTCATCCCGGCATCAATGACTTCGCGTCTTGAAGCAATAGATTTGTTAATGTCAGCAGCAAAGCCGCGAACGCCAGCACCACCAATGGCAGATGAATCAAGCATTTCCCTGCGCCATCCCAAAGCGTA